TAATCCGTTAGTATTAATAGTATCTTCAGAAATACCTAACATACGTAAAATACAAAAAGTATTAGAACACGTTATAAAAAACAAAAGAGCTTTGTTAATTGTAGCGCCAGTTGATCAGCAAGTAAAAGCTGCTCTTCTTATGAATAAGGTAAAAGGTAATATTAAAGTTAATATAGTTGATTTGCCTGGTTTCGGGCCTACAAAGCAGGATACAGTAGCGGATCTTGCTTTTTTAGTAGGTGCTAAAGTCATAAACGAAGAACTGGGTGATGATTTAGATCTTATAGATGCAAGTTGTTTAGGTGAAGCTTATACTGCTGTAACTGATGATAAAAACACTGTATTAACAATAGATACACCAGAGCAAGAGCTTGAAGAAAGAAAAGCTAGTATACAAAAAACAATAGATAGTTTTAGTAAAGATCCTTTTATACAAAAGAAACACAAACAAAGACTAGCTATGTTATCAGGTAGCGTTGGTATTGTAAAAGTAGGCGCAAACTCTAAAGTTGAAATGAAAGAAAAGAAAGATAGAGTAGAAGACGCTATATATGCTACTAAAGCTGCTTTAAAAGAAGGTATAGTGCCAGGTGGTGGAGTTGCACTACTTAATGCATATCAAAACATAAATACTTTTGCAGAAGGTGAAAAAATATTATTAAAAGCTGTAACAGCACCGTATAAAACTATATTAGACAATGCTGGCTTAACACTTGATACAAACTTAAAAAAAGGTACAGGTATAGATGTTGTAACAGGTGAATCTGTTGATATGATCAAAGCAGGTATCATTGATCCTGTACTTGTTACTAAATCAGCACTTAAAAATGCAGTAAGTGTTGTGACTACTATAATATCTGCAGATTGTGTAATTTCAAACATGAGATTAAATGAAGGCGATAAATAGATATATAGTAGTTAAAAATATAAAAACAGAACCTAAAAAAGTTGCTGGTCTTATAATGACAGAAAACACAGACAGTGACAATAGGTATTTAAAAGCTAAAATAATATCGTGTGGTAACTTAGTTGAAGGTTTAAAAGATAACGATACGATATATTACGATAAACATGCTGGACACGACATATCATGGCAAGATACTCTTTATAGAGTTATTCGTGATGGTGACGTAGTTCTAGTAGATTAAGCCTAAACCAAAAACCATAACCACTAAACATAAAACAAATTATTAATTAAAAAAACAAAATTATGGCAATTCAAAATCACATACCATCTCATGGTGGTGAAACTTTCGTTACGCTTATAAAAGATGCTAACGAAAAATTTTGTGGACCAGCTTCAAACTTTTTAGGATTAAAGTGTGACGGTGCTGGATCTATGAAACTTCGTTTTGAAGATATTGATGGTACAGCAGCAGCTACAGTTATAGATGTAACTGTAACAGATACTGTAGGTACTGGAGTAGAAATGAAAAGAGTATGTCAAGCTATAGCAGGTGCTATGACTGGACATCTTGTACAAGGAAAATTCGTGAAAATCGCGGACACTTTAACAAGTGAGTTTATCCACCCAGATTTACTATCAGTTGACGCTGTAGCATAATCATAAAATTATAAAAAAATGAGAGAAGAAAATTATTTATACTTTGCAAACGCTGGCGGAAACGACACAGATAAAGATATGGCTATGTTTCCAGCGTCTACATTTAGAGGTGCTGTTTCAATGTCAAGCTCAACAGCTGAGTTTTTCTTTGCACCACAAGATGGTACAGGGACAACAGCTAACGGTGTTTTACTAACATTTGCAGACGTTGCAGATGCGTCTGGCGCTACGTCATCATCTGGTACAGGTGCAGCTCACGTAGGAGACGGTTTAACAAGAACACCTAACACTAAGCTTGTTATGGAAAAATTTGCTCAACTTGCAAGTGGAAACAGAAAAAATACTACTAACTTTACAGTAATAAAAGATTTAAATACTTTACCAACTAACGAGGGTGCTATTAGCTCTTCTGGTATAGAAGAAGTTACTGCTGTAACAATAACAATAGATTAATCATGGAAAATTATTTATACTTTAGAAAATTAAGACCAAAAGTTGCTACAGCTACTTTTAGTGGTTCAAGTAATGCAACTAATGCTTTTACAGGTGTTGGTGTCGCAAACAACTTAGATAATATTAACGAAATAGCTTCATTATCTGTTACTTCTTTTGACGGAGGTGGTACAGGTCATGCTTCAATTTTATTTGAAACTACAGCTGTTTTACCAGCACCAACATATAGTTCAACAGCTTTAGCAATAGCTACGGGATCTATACATTACCTTAACCCAGCTAATCAAGCTTTATCAAATGGTGTTATTACACTTGACGCTTCTGGTACAGCTGGTGGTTATGATTTAGATACTGGTGATATTGTAACAATTACTTTTAAACAAGGTTTAGAAACTAGTTTTATGTATCCAGTAAGTGCTTTAAAAGGTTTAGTTGCTACTGATACTGATACTACAAGTTTACACTTTGCATCTATATTAGGTGATGCTACAGACGATGTTGTTACAATAGAGCATGCAGCTGGTAAATTTGAAGATATCTGTAAACTTATGAACGATGCTTGCAATGCTTTTCCAAGAGACGGAAGATTAGTAAGTGTTATTGATTTAAGTTTTGGAGAAACAAATATATTAGGTGGAGCTAATCCAGCTAGTATTACCAGTATAGAGTATGCTCCTGAAGGAGGTGCTGCTGGTATGGCAACATAATAAATGCGATTAACCGCGCAAGATCTGCGTGATATGAATATCCTTAAGTATTACAGGCTCACACGAAAGTGGGTCTGTAAAACTTACGGGTTAAAAGATGCAGACTTAGAATTATTAATTTATTTAGATTGTAAAGGAAGATTTACACGACAAGACTTTATCGATGGTGTTTATACATATTCATGGGATAAAGCAAGATGGGACAGATTAAGAAGAGATGGTTGGATAGATACTTGGAGGCATAGAAACAGAACTACTATTATGTACTCTATATTTAAAACATCTTTTAAATGCTCACAAATGATAAGTAGAATATATAGAATACTTTTAGGCGAAGAAGATATGCCTACATCAGAAAGAAGTGTTTTTTTTAATAACAAGTCATACACAGATAAAGTTTATAACAAAGCTATAGATGATATGATAAAAGATAATACAAGATAATATGGAAGATAAACAACCTAGAAAAAAACCTTTAGTGCCTCCAGCTCCGGTTCCAGAATTTAAGAAACCACCTGCAGGTGTAAAATCTCCAACTAAATTTACAGTTAAAAACATGGCTTATTGGAAGTCTAAAGCAGGTGTTGATTTAACTAAAAAACCTGTTGGGCCTAGAGCTACACCAAAACCTTTTGATCGTAAAAAGTTTGAAGAAGAAACTAGAGTTGCACAAGGTATGGAAAATGTAAAAGCAGAGCTTTTTAGCGACAAATCAACACATGATATGGTTAAAGAAAACCTTAAAAAAAGAAAATAATATGGCATTTAAAATGAAAGGACCATCACTTTTAAAGATGGTAAAACAAATGAGAGAAGGTTCACCAGCAAAACAAGATTTAGGTAGTCTTCAAACTAATAGAAATAAAGAAGAAGCTTCAAAGTCACTAGGTCAAACAATAGAAGCAAACAAAAACATTAAGAAAACAAGTCTTGGTGATCAAGTTGATGCTATGCAAAAACAAGAAAACACACAAACAGGTGATTTAACATATACAGGTGGTAGCTTTGATGAAGCATTTGCAGACGCTAAAAAATCAGGTGCTGGAGTATTTACACATAATGGTAAAAAATATCGTACTCAAACAAAAAAAGATAAAGAAATGGATGACGCGCTTTCAAAAATACCAAAAAAGAAAATACAACCTTTACCAGTTAAAACTGATGCTGAGTTGAAAGGGCCAGAAGACAGACCAGATCCTACTTTTGAAGGTACTGATGAATTTAGAAGTCTTGACGAAATAAGATCAGCATCTAGAAAATAAAAATATGGCATTTAAACTAGGATCAGAAAGAGGTAATTACGCTGTAAACGGCGAGATAAAAAGCAAACTTAGTTTTAATAGAAAACCAAGTGATGATGCTTCTTTGCCCGGTGTTCCAGTTATTAGAAAAGATTTAGATGAAGGAATAATGGGTGAAGCTAACGCTGATGGTACTATATTTATTAGTAACGAAATAATACCTGGTAGTGAAAAAGAAAAAGAAATACTTGCACACGAAATGGTTCATATGACTGATATGAAAGTTGGTAAGTTAGCTTATAACGATGATTATATTAAGTGGAACGGTAATACGTATGAAAGAAAAGATGGTATGATAAATTATGAAGGACAAATGATACCAGAAGGTGATAAATCTTTTCCATGGGAAAAAATGCCTTGGGAATAATAAAATAAAAATATATGTTAGATAAAATATTCGGAGGTGGTGCTGCTGACCTCGTTAAAAGTGTAGGTGGTGTTATAGATAATTTACACACATCTAAAGAAGAAAAATTAGAAGCAGAAAAACAAATTAAAGACA